CCGCAGGCACAGTCGGATGATCCGGAATGGAACCGCAAAGCCGAGGCCTATTTCCGAGCATGGTCGGCAAGGTGTGAAGTCACTGGCAGGTTCAGCTTCGAGGAAGTGCAATCGCTGGTCTGTCGCGGCATGGATGTGGATGGTGAATACTTCATTCATCTCACCCGCAGCCGACTTGGGCTTGCCGCGCTTCAGTTGATCGAGTCCCACCGCGTCGGTGATGGCAACACGTCCGCCAAAAGCTATCACGGCATTACCCTGGATGCCTGGGGAGCGCCGGTTTCGTATCGCGTGATCGAAGACAAAGGCGCGCGTGAACTGCCTGCCCAAAGTGTGCTTCATGTGTTTGAGCCGGAGAACGCCACGAGTGTTCGCAACGCCCCGACGATCCAGCATTCCATCAATCACATCATCGACGAGATGGAGCTGATCGCTTTGGAAAAGCACGCCGTGAAGGACAACTGCGACGTGACCCGCGTGCTGAAGACGGAGACAGGTGATCTGAAGGATGATTCCGATTTTGCCATCGAAGGTGATCAGGCCGCCGCCAGCGAAGCCAGCAGCCCAGCGTCACTTCAGCAGATCACTGGCGGCAAGCTCGTCGCCCTCAAGCCCAACGAATCGCTCGATTCCTTCGAGCCGAAACGGCCCAGTCCGACGTTCACCGGGTTCCTGGAGCATCTGCGTCGTGACTCCGCGCTTGGCGTGCTGCCTTATGAATTCGCGGCAGACTCCTCCAAGGTGGGTGGAGCGGGTGTTCGATTGGTCGTGGCCAAAGCAGATCGACGGTTCTCCTACCGCCAGATGATCCTCATCCAACGACTGATCAAACCCGTGTGGTTCTATGTGATCGGCGATGCGATTGCTCGTGGCGAACTGCCGCCCGTCCAGGGATGGTGGAAAATTAGCTGCGTGTGTCCGCGCAAGCTCAGTGTCGATGCAGGGCGTGAAGCGCAGCAAAACCGTTCCGACGTGGAGATGGGGCTCAAGACCATCAGCGATCACTACGAGGAACTGGGCGCGGACTTCGGTGAGGAACTGGAACGGCGTGCGCGTGACGCGAAGATGATCCTCGAAACCGCCACCAAATACGGCGTGCCTCTCGACATGCTCTGGAAGCCAAGCGGCGGCTCAGTCGTGCCCACACCGCAGCCTGCTGTCGTTGACACTCCAAGCGGGGCGTGACCGCACTCGATTCGCTCCTCTCCCGCCAGCCCTGGCTCATCACTTCCGAGGCCATGCACAGCATGGCGGCTCAAGCTGTGGCGTTCTTCGATGCACGTCTGACGCTGCCAGAGCCTTCCTCGAACCCGCTGCTGTCCGTGGAGGACGGTATTGGCATCATTCGCATCCACGGCCCGCTGATGCGCGACCCGGATCTGATTTCCTCGCTGCTCTTTGGTGCGACCGACATGAACCAGGTGGCAGAGGCCATTCAAGAGGCGGTCGCTCAGGATGCAGTAAAATCCATCCTCCTGGACATCGACTCACCGGGCGGAACGGTCAATGGAACGCCCGAGCTGGCCCAGGCCGTCGCGGATGCCGCCAAGCTCAAATCCATCCACGCCTTCAGTGCAGGCCAGATCTGCAGTGCTGCCTACTGGATCGCGTCCCAGTGTGATGCCGTCTATGCCACGCCCAGTGCGCGTGTCGGCTCCATTGGTGTGATGCTGCCATTCATCGACAGCGCCGAAAAGTTCCGCAGCCAAGGCTTGAAGGTAGAGGTGTTTGCCGCAGGCAAATTCAAGGGCATGGGCACGCCCGGCGTGTCGCTGAGTGAAGATCAGCGTGCGTTGATCCAGTCCGACATTGAAGAAGTCGCTGCTGACTTCAAAAGCGCCGTGCTCGCGCGTGGCCGAAAGATCCCAGACGAGGCGATGGAAGGACAAAGCTTTAGCGCCCGCAAAGCTCAGCGCTTCAACCTGGCCGGCACGGTCAAGAGTCGCGACGAGGTGATCGCACGCCTGCGGTCGATGCGCACGGCCCGAGTTGACACGCCTTCCCGGACATCCACCTCGATGAAAACCGCCGAAGAACAACTCACTGATGCGCTTGCTCGCATTCAAACCTTGGAAGCCGATGCCAAAGCTCGCGAGAGCTTGATGGCCGACGCCTCCGCCCAAGTCGAAACCTTCAAAGCCAGCCTCACGGCCAAGGAGCAGGCCCATCAAACAGCCTTGCAGCAGGTCTGCACGGAGCGTGACACACTCAAAGGTCAGCTCATCGCCGTTCAGGGTGATGTGGAGCGTCACAGCAAGCGTGCGGGCGAACTCGAAACGCAGGTGCGTGACCTCAACGCCCGCGAGCAGGATCTCGACAAGCGTGCCGCCAGCAAAGCCGCGCAGATCGCCGCTGAAATGGGCACGCAGGTGCCTGCCAAGATCACACCCGCCGGGGACAAAGCGCCCACCACCGCCGCCGAGGTCTGGAACCGCCAGTTCGCCAAAGCCTGATCCATCCCAATCACACACCCTCAACTCCTAGACCTCCATGTCTGTCCCAACTCTTCTCGACATCGCCAAGCTGGACGCCGGTATCGGCTACCCGCTCATTGAGGAAGCCGTGAAAATGGCTCCCGAACTCACCGTCGTGCCTGCCGACACCATGACCGGCACCACGATGGAACTGACCGTCCGCACCGGCCTCCCATCCGTGCGCTTCCGCAACGCCAACGAGGGCGTGCCACGCAGCAAGTCCAGCTACGAGACGCGCACTTTCCAAACGCACATCCTCGATCACCAGATCGCTGTCGATGCGCAGATCGTGGACGGTGCCCGTGATCCAGGTCGCCTGCTCGAAAACCATGCCTCGGGTGTGATCGAAGCGGCCATGCAATACATCGGCTCGCAGTTCTACTATGGCACGGGCAATGACAGCAAAGGCTTCCCCGGTCTGCTTGCGCAGATCAAAGCCGATGCCGCGCATCTGGTGGATGCCGGTGGCGCGGCTTCCAAATCCTCGGTCTGGTTCCTGCGCCTGGGCCGTGAGTGTGTCGAGTTCCTGTTCGGCAACGCACAGTCCATCCGCCTCCAAGACACCTGGGATCTGGAAACGGTCTATGATGCCGAAGGCAACCCCTACAAGGCCTACACCAACTGGATGACAGGCCGTATCGGGATGCGCCTGGCCAACCGCAACTGCGCGGTGCGCATCAAGAACGTGGAGGAGTCCGGCAACGGCAAGAAGAGCCTCAACGACTCGCTGCTCTACTCAGCCTACGAGAAGTTCACCGACTTCGGCTTCGAGCCGACTCACATCCTCATGAATGGGCGCTCCCGCGAACAGTTGCGCAACAGTCGCACGGCCACCACCGCCAATGGCACGCCCGCGCCACTGCCCACCGAATGGGAAGGCATCCCAATCATCCGCACGGCCTCCATCGCCAACGACGAGACGTGATCAAAACAACCCTCATCATTCATCATCCTTATGCACGCTCTCAAAGACGCTGAACTTATCCACACAGTGGCCCTGCCTGCCGCTGCTGCCACGGCGACAACTGATCCGTTCAACCTGATCCAGAAGCCTCCCCACGAGTGCCACTTCGAGGTGGAACTCGCGCTTCCGGCCCTGCCTTCGCTGGCTGACACAAAGAAAGCCACCGTCACACTGGAAGACTCGGAGGATGGCATCACCTTCGCCACCATCGCCGCCCTGGCCTCCATGGAAGTCACGGGCGCGGGTGGAGCCGGTGCTGCCGCAGTCATTCGCAAGGTGCGCCTGCCATCCGATGTGCGGCAATACATTCGGGCCAAGGTCGCCGTGGAAGCTGCGGGCGGCAACAACACCGCCAAGTCGCTCACCATGGCGCTGGTGTTTTAAAATTCTCGGGGCGTGGGCCTCGGGTTCGGGTGCAGCCCTCTTCGCCTTGTGCGGGGAGGGCTGCTTCGTTTTGACGCGCACTGCGTGGCATGACCATCCACGACGAAATCGCCGCTGACTTTTCTGAAATCCTCCAGGACTTCGGCAAGGTCATTTTCTACCAGGGGCAGCCCGTATTGGCGCTGATCTCCGAGCCCATGCTTTCGGGTGAACTCATGCTGGGTGGTGAAGTCGATGAAGTGCGCTTCAATGCCAAGGTGCTGCGCACTTCTATTCCAGACATTCCGCACAGCGGTCAGATCGTGCGCTGGGAGAACAAGGACTACCGCATCAAAGCTGTGATGAATCGTCCGCCTCACGCCATCGTCACTTTGGAACTCGGTCCCGTTGATCCCTGACATGCGCGTCACTGGCAAAGTCACGGGTCTCGATCCGTTGAAAAGACAGATCGCTCTCTTCCCCAAAGAAGTGCAGCGCCCCATGGACAAGCTGCTCATCCAAGAAGTCCGCACACTCGCCGTGGAGAGTGCGCGGATCACACTGCCATTTGGTCTGACGGACAAACCCTTCAAGAAACTCGCGGCTCGCATCAAGGCGGACATTAACCGCATTTTTAAACGCGCTGACAACCTCGGCACGGCCTTCAAACAGCTCGAAGCCGCTGATCCCGCACTCGCTCGTGAGTACTGGCGCGCGGACAAGAACGGCGAACCGGAGAAGGCTCGGCGCATCCTGCGCAAACTGTGCGCCAAGGCAGGCATTCCCATCGGAGCCATACGCGCGGATCTCCACAAGAACGCACGCACGGCTCGCTACGGCCGCGTACCTGACAGCGCCAAAACGTTGGCGGTGATTTCCAAAGGAGAAGCTCTGGATCGCTACATCACCAAAGTGCAGCGGCAGATCGGTGCAGTAAAAGCGGGCTGGATTGCTGCGGCTAAAACGCTTGGTGGCACCGTGCGCGGCATTCCCCGATGGGCGAACACAGGAGCCCACAAAAGCTCGAAGGGAACGGCCATGGTGAAGCGGGGCGACAAGGGAGCCAACATCGAGCTTCAGAACCAGGTGAGCTATGCGCCTGAAGCCTGCAATGATGCCCAGCTTCGTCAGGCAGAACGCCGTGCTCGAGTGAGGCTTCAACACGCCATGGCAGAAAAACTCAAGGCCATGGCTGCCCGTGCGTTTCGACAGGGCAAGTAGAGCG